TGTCGTACCGATAGCTCCTGAACTATTGAATACACCGAATCTATCGCAGGAGACACTACAGTCATTCATTCTAAATATAGTATCTGTGTTATCTGAAAAGTTAAGCACTCGTCCTGTCGTGCATGATATAGACAGATTGTTGATTCTAACCCTATTGTTTAGTACCGTGAACATGTCACCGGTGCCGGTGTATGTCAGAGTTACAACGATTGATTCAATACCAGAAACAGCTGTATTACTACCCATAACTAACCGGTTTGTAGTTAGGTTGACATCGTTACCAATAAAATATTGAGTATTAGCCGCTAGCGTAATAACACCGGCTACCGGAGTGGGAAAATCGGATAACTCATTAATTAATATTCGCTTAGTAATATTGATCGCAAATAATTCGTCAAAATTCGCTTGAGTTTTAGTGAATGCGTCGAAATAGGTATCGCCCGTCCCGCCGTCTTGAGTTCCTATTATTATATTTTGCTGTGCCATATATTAAGCCTCTGTCTGGTCTGTGAACTGAAATGATGTGTCCACGGTAAAACCAGATGTATCAATTGTTAATGCTTGTCCGCTTCCTATACGTTGCTGTAATTCTACTAATTGGGCATATATAGGTGATGTTCCTGTAGTGTCATCTATATCACCAGTGTTTGTATTTGTTATATCAGTGATAGACTCGAAAAAACGGAACGCTCTCAATGTGAATTCAAAAGTTTGTTTACCAGTTCTTTCATCAGTTCCAATTTCAAACCAATCTTCCGGTCGTCTTGGTACAATTATATTTTCAGCCATTATTGACTCCCTGCTTCAGGTGAGGCTGACAATCTTATTAGATTAGCAACAACAGGATCGGTTATTGTTAATCTAACAGTGCGTGATACAGGAAAACTACCCTGCCGCCTCCAGATAGAACGATGTCCGAATTCGCCTATTTTGCCAATAGATCGGCTAAATTCACTGCTAAATGTTCTGCCACCATCGTCTGAAAAATCCATTCTGACCTGTGGATCAGAACCTTGGCCTATTGTTAGTCCAGTACCCGATTCAAATGTCGCCTCAAATTCACCAGCAAAAATTGTTATTGGTTGCTGTCCAAATGGTGATGTTGCAGCCTGTCTGAATAATGAATTGCCATATTCATCAAGAGTTTTATTGTCTATTTCTCCAATACGTCCATCGATATCATCACCGACTAATAGTTTTCCAAATGCATTGACAATAGAATTGGCTCGCCATGAGTTGTCCGTCACGCCTGTTTGAAGTTCAAACCATATTTGAGCGCCAGATAATACTGATGCAGTGCCATTATAAACAAATGTCTTACTAGGTATGCGAGTTGAATTAAATGTAAAAATAGCAAAAAGTTGCCCTTTCGATGAATATGTCATCGTGAAAGATTCTGATATTTCATCACTTGTAAACTTTTGAATCTCGTTATCTATTGCATCGGTAGATATTTTAACAGCACTAGAGCTAGATGTTTGCCGCCAAATGGATGTCTTTTCATTTAACCCACCGCCCACGAATAAGAATGTATTATCAAATTTGACCACTCCGTATTTTGTATGAGCGCCTTTTTCGGTGAATGCTCCTGGTATAATAGCTAATGGAAACCCCGCACCACCAACTAATTTAAATATCTCGGTGGTTCTCTCACCTAATACAGATAATTCATCATGGTCTAGTATCTGGGTAATAATTCTATCGGGATCACCTTCGGCGCTACCAAAGTCTAACGCATCAAATACCAATGGCTGATTAAGGTTTGAAACAATTATTTGTTTACCGTCCGATGTAGTGAACACGAAAAAACCACGATAAAAAACTACAGTATCTGAAACCTGAAAATCAGGATCAACTATTTGTGTTAAAGTTGTGCCATCCCAAACGTAAGCATCACCACCCGGCACAACGATAACAAGTTGAGTGCCATTATCGGCCATATAAACACGTTTTGAGCCGGTTATCGTACCATGATTGGTTACAACGCCGGTTGATGATAATGATACTAACGAGTTACCCTGAACAAAGAACGACACACCAGCCATTACCCATCCACCACGTGAAGCGCCCAATAAAGTATCGGTAAATTGTTTTAATCCTGGCACTTGTATTAATGCACGATTATTTAACGCTTCATTTTGCGGGATAGTCGGGATCCAGTTGATGCAACGCTGAGCATCTAAAGGGAGGCTTTCTGATTGATAAAATCCTAACGGGATACGTAGCGGGATTCTTAGCGGCATTAGTCAAAATCCGGTTGTAAATTTAAAGAAGTCATTTCTTCATCCCATCCTAAAATGTCATCCAGAAATTGATTGGCTTTTTGAACAATGCGATCAGCTTTTGCCAAAGGCGTATCGTAATCGTCAACTAATAGAGCTGCTAAGTTATAAACAATAGCTTGCAGCCACTCTGACGGGAAATCGACATTATCATCGCCGATTAAAATATCCTCTAATTGACGTTCGAATGTAAATAACAATAAATCATCAACACTGCTAGCTGTTTGCCATACATACATGCGGCCATTGTCCAACTGTGGCGAGTAATAGCAATTAACTACCGTACCCTGAGAAAATTTATTTACCTGATTAAAGTATTGTTGACGGCTCCATTTTATAACGGGTATTTCATCGTCTTGGCTAAATGTCTTTCTACGACAGGATAAGACCCGATTTGGTCGATCAATTAAAGTGGTAAATGTGAAAACACTGCTACCAGATTTAGATGCAGATGGCAAACCAGCCGTGATTGTTATCTGTGTGGGACTGTCAACAGTGACAATAGTCGTCCAGTGTCGTGTGTTATCGTCTAGTTCAACGCCAACCGTGTCAGCTGCTACCATTCCGGTAGTAGATGTGACAGTAATAATCACATCCGTTGTTATGTGCGCCGCTGTTGATGTGGTTCCTATGAAATCATCAAATCTTGTCGCTTCGTCACCAGCCGGTCCAAGAAAATAATCAGTTTTTCCGACATCGAGAAACAGGATACCTTCAGTTTTCGCCCATAAATGCAATCCTTGAGCCGCCCAAGCTTTTATCATCATATTAAAGACATCTAGCCCATCTTGTAATTCAGATGGTTCTAATGCTGCCTCAGCGACCTTAACGCCTATTTTACCCATGGCTTTATTAATTAAATCACCAGCTGTTAATGTAAATAATGTAGTTCCACTCGTTGCCATTACAAATCATCCTGTGTTGGTGGTGTTGGAAACTCATCAGGCGGTCTTAGTCTGACATTCTTTACTGATTGGTCATCTTCACGCGCTTTTATTTTTAATTGAGGATGCGCGGGATTCCATTCAGAGATATGAACAAGTAAACCAGCCTGTTCGCCGGTTAGTTTTTTCATTTCAGATGCAGGGAACTTAAAACCTGATATGTCACTAATTGCCCAGTGATCACCTAGTTTTAAGCTATTGCGCCTTTTTCTATGCCGTCCCATTATTTATGGTCTGAATTGTGAGAAGAACGGCGTGATTTACTCAGAGCAATGGCTACTGCCTGTTTTGGTTTTACGCCTTCAGAGCGCAACTGTTTAATATTAGAACTTACAGCCGCTTTAGATTTACCACCTTTTAATGGGTTTTCTTCTTCCCTTATTGGTGATTGAGAGCCTTGCTCTTGCTGTTTGGTTTGACGTAACCTTGACATTTTACACTCCTATGTTGTCGAATTAACATTAACACTATAGGTAATAGAATCAGCATCAGCATGAGTCATTACGACACGATACGTTTCCGGTAAAAAGTCCTGAGCAACAAGATTTGCTGCATCTGGCAATTCTGGATGTACACGCAATACAGTAGTTCCTGTAGCTGTAATAGCAGCACCAGTTAATATATTATAAAAATTACCTGTTAATGGATCTAAACCGTCAATTGTTGGTACAACTGATGGTGTCGCCGCTGTCGCAGTAACATCTATGATTACCTGTATACCTCTAACCAAGTCATCTTCAACTTGAACTGCTGGAGGTGTGGCTACTCTAGCCTCTGATTGGTAAAACGATCGATTATACTTTTCAGACATGATTAATCCTTACAGACTATATGACGGAGCTTTTCTTTAGCGGCCTGAATCGATTTATAATCACCGATGGTTTTATTTTCTCCATCTGGATCTTGAATAAGCCTGTAGGGCTTGCCTTTTGCTTTACCTTTAATGATACGGTATTTCATTTCTATCTCTCCTTGGATGCCATGACATAATCGACTGACATGATTTTAATTGCAGCCTCACCATTCTGAATGCCGAAGCTAATAGTTAAAGTCTCATCATCTGGTAGATTGGTAGTTACTGAAGTTGCTACCGCTACGCCATCATCAAAGATAGTGATTTTATCCACGCCATCGTAAAAGAAACTAAGTCTCTTAAATGTAGCATCTGATAGAGTTGCTACAGCGCTAGTAGTAGTTGCTACGTTGTCTTTTTCAACAACGAAATCAAATGTAGCCGCGCCATCAGCTTTAATGAAGAAGACACCATCACTAACATCTAGCGGCGTTGTATCGGTTATTTGCAATCCGATAACAATATCTGACTGAGTAGCATCATTTGCTTCAATGAGGCAATCAAACCAAAGTTTTTTACCTGTTTGAAATAAAAATGATTCACCGACTTTTTGAAGAAAGTTTGAATTATCATCAGCACCGGCATTAGTTAGTAGTAAATTACCGCCGTCAATATTGCTTAACGCTTGGAGTGCAACACCAACTTCGGTAACTGTCCAATCAGCAGCAGTATAATAATCGAAATCTTCCATGTAAATATGCGCTTTAGTCATATCAGGAAGGATGAACTCACCCATTGGTTGAGTTTTTGCGGCTGTGGTTAAGCCATTTGGAAAACGTGTGGGCATGTTATGTCTCCTAACAATTGCCAGTCAGCCCGAAGGCCATTAAGAGTTTTGGGGCCGAAGCCCCGATTATTTAAACGCCTGCTGAAGCGTAAGCACCGCGAGGATCCGACCAGCCGTAGCTGTAACGCTCATCAGCCTTAAACCGCGCATTGCTTGTACCGAAGTCCATATCTTGATCAAAGTCAACGCTTTGACGGGTGAAATACTTCATTCCATCAGGCGCGTTAGTTTTGATAAACCAAGCAGTGTTAGAGGTCAGATAGTTATTAACCATGTGACCAGCTGGTAGCATACCGGTTGAGCGAATAGCATTAACCGCGTTGTTGCCTGTGTCGTTCTGCAATACGCTGTTTAAGATTCGTTCAGCCTCGAAGCCAAGCTT